AGCATATGCACCTCTCTTTATTAACTATTTTTCCGGTTTTTGTTGGGACAAAAAAACAACAGTCTCCACATGTGCACTTTGTTAAGTGTTCTGTTTTTAAATCCTTGTACAGCTTTGTACATTCTCAAATAGCCTATAAAATCAAGTATTTTTTAATAGTTCAAACTTTACCGCCTTGTGCGTTCTTGTGCTGTATGTCTGCAATGGTGGCAAGTCGGTGGCAATGCCACCACTGAACCATCTGTTATACTAATTCGTTGACCCTTTTCTGTACAGCTGTAGGACTGTAACCTGCTGCTTTCAGGCGGTCAATTCGTTCTTGACCATTACCCCACTTACCAAGAATAACTTCTTTTGCGATAGCGGTCAAGTCTGTTGCAGCATTTCCTTTTAAGATCGCATTAACTGCATTCTGTACTTCCTGATAGTTGTAACCTGCTGCTTCAAGTTTTTTCTGACGGTCAGGATTATTTCCCCACTGACCATTGATAACTTCTTTTGCAACGTCCTGTACAGATTTTGAAGGTGTCGGTGTACTTCCATTTACCAGTGCATTTACAGCGTTCTGAACTTCCTGATAATCATACCCGGCTTTTTCTAGTGCTTCCTTTCTTTCCGGGTTGTTACCCCATTCACCTGCATATACTTCTTTGGCTACTTCCTGAACTGATTTCTTACCGGAAGGTTGCGGTGTAGTAGAACCACCTGTTGCATAATGTGGTGTAATGAATCCTCTGATGTGTTTCCCATTTACAGCAATATCACGATAACCAACAGTGTTTGACTTGTTACCTTCAATGACTCTGATCGTAGAACCGTTACATGATACTACGATACCTACATGATCACTCCAACCTGTACAATCTCCAACACCGTCATCATCCCAGTCATACAGGATAACGTCACCAACGTCAGGTACATAAGCATCATTTTCAACCCAAATACCTGCATTAATTGCAAGGTTAATCATATTTTCACAGCTACATTCTACACACGGAAAAATGCCAGTAAGACCGGACGCAATAAATGCTGCTGATACTGCTGTTGCACACCAAGCATCATTGACTGTCATTTTATATCTTGTACAAAGTCCTGAATCATTGAATACTTTCAGAATTGCTTCGTGCTGTTCACTACCTTCTGCAATACCTTTATACTGTACAAGCCAGTTTCCCGGCTTCTGTCTGTCACTCATGTTATCACCCTTTTCATTGTCATACTTTGTAAGTTCGTACTGTTCAACCAAGTTCATGTTATTCTGAACGTATGCTGAACTTGTTGCATAACCATCTGCCTTGATTGTTTCAAGATACGTCTTAGGGTCTGTGATTCCCTTAAGATTCTGATACCGGGACAACTGTATAAATTCAAAGTAACCTTTAACCCCTTCTTCCATTGAATCAAAGACCCTGAAATTATCAGCAATCGTTGTCAATACTCCCGGTTCATATTCTTCCTGTGTGTTCATGTTCACACTCTTACCAGTCCACTTTGTACCGCACTTAAGACCAAAATAGTTGTGATAGGTGGCAGCAAGTTTTGACTTGCCCCACCCACTCTCTAAGATTGCCTGTGCAATGATTGGACTGTGTACGCATATACCAAAAATTGCAGCGTACTTTTTAACGTACACTGCAACCTGATCAATAAATTCCTGATTTGTCATAGCTGATTACCTCTTATTTCTTTGGTTCTGTATAAGTAAGTGCCTGATCACTGTCAGTAATACCCTTGGTTGTTGGGTCTGTTACAACACCAAGAATCACAAGAACTGCAAATACTGCATTAACCACATCAAGCAGTTTGTTACCGAGATCACCAAGATCAAGGGTATAACCAAACACTGCTGCAACAACCTGAATCAACAGAAGTACAGCAGGAATCAGTGCAACCCAAAACGCTTTGTTTTTAATTCTTACAACCCAGTTAATATTTTTCATGTTTATACCTCTTTCTTTTTCAAATGTAATTCTTCAATTTCATGCATCATTTTTGTGATCATCCCATTACCACCTAAAGCGTGGTAAGCATCATACATTTCCATAAAATTTTCATAAGCGTATGATGGAATGTCACCTAATCGCATATACTTATCGTGATATTCAATAAGTTGAACCCTAAGTAAAAGCATTGTACCTTTACTGTTTGCGTCCCTGTCTTTCTTCTGATTTTTCAGCAACCAAACCACATACCCCATAAGAGCAGTGACAATGATTGGTAAAACAATCGTATACGTTGAATAAATAAATTGTTCCAATGGTCTGTTGTCCTTTCTGTACGCAAAAACAACCGCTTCTGACGTTATATAATCGTCATATGGCGGTTGTTTTCGTGTATGTGATAATTTCCTTGTCTGTTGATTACTCTGCTAATTCAGGACAATCAAGATCAACCAAAACTTCCTTTACTTTGTCCTTGATACGATCAGGAACATCAGCAAATGTTTTCTTACCCTTAATGATCAGGGTTGCATAGATAATTGCCATAGTCTGCACATCCTTTCTGAATAGAATTTTTATGATCAACTGACGTATCATCAGTTATCACCCTCTAAAATAGCCTTGACAGCTTCTTTCAGTCTGTCCGGTACATCGTCCAGTGTTTTAACACCTTTAATAATTAGTGATGCATAAATCTTTGCCATACTTCACACCTTCTTTCTTATCCCATCATTTCATAGATTTCACACATAGCAATCTGTGCCTGTGTAATTTCATTTTCAAGATCAGCATTCTTTTCTGCCTGAATTTTAATGTATTCGTCCTTGTCATACTCGATAAGGTCAAATTCATATCCAGTAAATCCCGGATGTCCGTCAGTTTCATCTTCATTCACTTCCGTGATATTGGAACTGACAAATACTTTTGTTTCCGTCAGTTCCAGTTCTTCCGGTCTGACGGTGCTTTTCTGTTTTCCATAATCAATCATGCTGCATTCAATCCTTTCTTTGTGTTTGGTTTTATGTTGCGTATATAATAATCATCCGCATAAGGTAACAGCGGTACAACATACTTTTGATATAGCCGGAAGGTATCAGCATATTTCAACCAACCTTTGTAAGAATTGATTGAACACCACTCTGAATAGTTCATCATGTTCCCGGCTTCCACTTTATTCCTGATAGCGGTCATTTTCTTTTCCATTTCCAAACAGGTGCTTTTTCTAAGTAATGTATACTTATAAAATGTTCTGTACCCTAAGAAGTCAACACCTCTTATGTATGATGGGAACACCTGCCAATTTCCTTTTATATTCAATTTCAGTTCATTCCTGAAATAAATATCAATCTCTTTCTTCAAGGCAATCAGTTCTTCTTTCGTCTTGCCAAAAATAACTATATCGTCCATATAACGGAAGTAGTATTTAACGTGCTTCTGTTCTTTTATCCAGTGATCAAAACTTGAAAAATAATAGTTACCTGAATACTGTGATAAGTAGTTGCCTATCGGTATACCAGTTTCAGAGTCAATATCTTCTTCCAACAGATAGATTGCTGTTAAGTCCTCAATCTCTGCTGTTTCAATACTGTCAATGATTTCATTTAACAACCACAATAGTTCATTATCATTGAACATTCTTGAATACTTCTCTTTCAGAAGATCGTGGTTGATTGACTGATAATAGTGTCTTGCGTCCAATTTTAAGCAATATCTGCATTCTTCCGGGTCATTCCACATTGCAGATTGTAATTTTGTCAGACCCTTGTGTATACCTCTGTTTGGTATTGCTGAATAGGTGTCAGCAGTTAAGTTATTGATGATACAAGGTTCAATAACCTGTAAGATAGCCCACTGACAAATTCTGTCAGGGAAATAAGGCAGTTTGTAAATTTTCCTTAACTTCTTACCGTCCTGTTTATAAAACACCTCGTAATCAGATGTTTTATAAGTGTGGTTGATAAGCATTTCCTGAATCTGTTTCAGGTACTTGTCAGGGTCTTTGTCAATCTCCTGAACCTCTCCGTACCAACCTTTTCCTTTCTTTGCGTGTTGGTGTGCTTTTCTTAAATTTTCAAGGTCATAAATCTTTTCATATAAGTGATCATAGCGTTTCATTCCTTGGTATTTGCATTATCCGAATTTCAGTCGGCATTACTGCCCGGTAAATACGGTTGACCTTTCCTTATTGTTCGTAAGTAAGACGGTATTCCCGGTTGGGTTGTCTGCACCGTCTATTTTTCTGTTTTGCCTAGTGGCATGGTTGAAAGAACCGCACAGTATTATAGAAATAGCCGGATGTTTCCACCCGGCTATATTTTGCAATTATTAAGTGACCCCTGATATTCCGATTACGATTACCAACACTGTTATTCAGATTCCAATAGAAACTGCCTGCATTATCCCAATTATTCCAATTACTGCCTAATTGAGCAATATATTTGTTTTTTTTTATGGTGTTCATTACAGGTAATAACAAACAATATCAGAGATTCTTTCAACCTAATGAATTAAATTTACAAGTTACATTTTAAGCTGCCATTTTCTGCTTCCATGCTTCGATTGCAGCGGTATAAGTAGCAGAATCACGTGTTGGAATATATACCAAGCGACCCCCGACATTCCGAACACGATAACCAACACCGTTATTCAGATGCCAACAGAAACCGCCCGCATTATCCCAATTATGCCAATAACCGCCCAATTGAGCAATACGGTAACCGTTCAAGTTGACAGTGATATATGTATAATCACCAACAGGTAATGAACTGTTACCAAGGCATTCTGACGCAATAAACAACCAGTCACAGGCTGTTGAATATCCCATTGCTGATATATATCCTTCTTTTGGTGTAACTGTAAATCCGGCAGGCTCATAGTTTCCACTGTTCTTTGATTCTGCAAAACTGAAATCAGAACAAATATAAGGCTGACCACCGCCCATTTTTCCATTGCCCCAAATATTGATACCATAGACAAATTTCCAAATGTTGCCCCAAAAGTTTTCTTTACCTCTCCAACATACGGAAGTCTTACCGTCAACAGTGTATTCTTTAGCAACACCACCTTCATATGTGGTTGTTTTCTCTGCCATACCTGTACCGTTTCCAAGGCTTGCTGTACTTCCGGTTGTAGCTGCGTATGAACTTGTGGTGTCACTTCCAGTAGTCCAAGGTAATGAAACAACACCCTGTGCAACGGCAGTCTGCAAGCTCATCATACCCATTTCAATGATCATAAGCATCTGTTCAGCAGATACCTGTTTAATCAGATCACCATGCCAGTTTGTTCCTCTGTTCTGTGCCATTGCTTCAATATTCGGTCTTGTAAGGTTCTGTGAAGAACCTGATGCAGGTCTTGCACCTGCGATTGATGAAAACTTATCTTCACCTGCGTTCATAACCTGTTCATCATTTAACAGATATGCACTTGCTGATGCATCGTAAATACTACCTTCGTAAGCACTTGTAAGGAAGTAATCAATTTCATTTCCTGATGCATCATAGAATGCCGGGTGAAGTCTGAAACCTGCACGTGGCTTTTCTGACACATAATAGTTTGCCTTTCTTAAGTGGTAACCAATGCCTGTATCAATAGGGTCATACTCTACAGGACACACCAAATAATAGAACTTTGGCTGATATACCATTACCTGACCCATTGAACCATCTTCTTTGTAATCTGCATCACCGTACCATGCTACTATAGAGCCACCATCAGCCACATTACAGCGTTTACGACCACCAAACATTGTGAACTTGTCAAAATCAGAACCTTTTGAAAGGTTGGCTGCTCCTGCAAGTCTTTTGAATGTTTTATTTTTGTAATCGACCTGAATACCAACAATATCATCGGCAGTGATACCCAAGTAGGCACGAATATCTGCCACACCTGAAAGAATTTCTTGACTGTTGAAGTTTTCACTTTTCAATTCATCAATGTTACTTGCTGCACTTGCATTTTCTGCACTTAATGACTGTAATACACCATTAGCTGTATTTACAGATGTGTCAAGATTTGACTTTGCTGTATTTGCTGTCAAAATTACATCAGATAATGCCCTTTTTATTGAATCGGCACTGTTAATTACTTGCTGAAGCTGACTTTTTGCTGTACTTGCATCAGAAATTGCAGAATCAAGATTTTTCTTTGATGTTATTGCTGTAGCATTGGAACTATCCAACTGACCCTTAATCTGATTTGCATTATCAATCACACCCTGTAAATTACTCTGTGCGGTTGTCGCACTTGTAATTACCTTTTCAAGATTTGTCTTTGCTACACCTGCATTACTGATTGCTGTATTTGCAGCATTGGTTGCTGCTTCAACATTACTTTTTGTCGTATTGGCTGTACTAGTTGCATTTGTCAAATTTTTCTTTGCTGCGTTGGCTGTACTCGTAGCGTTCTGCAAATTGGTTTTCTCTGTATTAGCTGCACTTGTAGCATTTTGCAAATTAGTTAACGCAGTACTTGCAGCATTAAGTTTCTGCTGTACTGCACTAACATCTTTATCAACCGCATCCTTTGCAGCAATTACTTCTTTTTTCAGATCAGCGTAAGAGTTATTATCATCATTTACTTTTTCAAGTGCATTGACAATAGACGATCTTACCTCTTCACCATATACTGCATTTAAAATCTGATCAATATAAGGCTGTATGTTTGCCATTATTCAGCACCTTCTTTCTTTTTTTGTTCTGTTAGATTTATTTTATTTTTTAATTCATTCTGAACGGTCATCATTTCTTCTAACATTTCTGCATTCTTTTGATTACGAATGTCAGAAATGATACCAGTTAAAATTCCCTCAATAAGGTATGCAGGTAAAGACGTTTCATGAATTACCTGATTTATTGCATTTGTCATTTTAATTCTTGCACTTTCAATCATGACAGCGAGTGACTGTCCCATTTCGCTATTGTTCATATTTTTTCTCCAATTCTATAACACGTGTTACTAATTCTTGAATTGACTTTGTAATGACAGGTATAATATTTGTTTCATCAATCTGATAATTATATCCCAAAAATTTACCTTTTTCGTCCTTCTGCGGAATCTTTAACACAAAACTCTTATTAACATTTTCCATGTCTTGTGCAACGTATCCACAATTTACATGATAATCTTTATCAATCCAATCATACGCATAATGTGGTATCTTCATAATTTCATCAACTCCGCTAATTTCAGAGTTAACAATATTTTTCTTTAATTTTTTATCAGATGACCATGCTGTTAATCCAAATGCACCGTATAGTGTTTGAATTTCTACGTAACTTGATGACGTAACGTTCCACACAAATCTGAATTTGTTACACCCATCAGCAAGTGGCATATTCCAAATACCGCCTGATGTAGGTTGAAAACTAATCGGTGAAAACATTGATTCTAAAATAGAAGCTGTTGTTCCAATCGTAAGTGTTCCACCCTGATGCCCGAAAATATCGGTATACTCATTTGCACTGATTCTAAGCCCGGACGCATCCAAGTCAATAGTACACCCTTTTGAATCAGTGATATTTATAGTTGAACCTGTTATCTTAGAACCTGTTATAGTTCCTGTAAACTTTCCATGTGTACATTCTATAGAACCATCTGAAAGTATTTTGAATCTATTGTTTACAGTTACAATACCTTCAAGTGCTATTTTATTTGCTGCAATCTTAATTTTTTCAGCACTTTGATTTATAGCACTTACAATTTCAGATTTTCCAACTTTCTTCCTTACTTCTGTTTCTATTGAATCTGTCTTGACATTGATCTGTGCTGACGTTGAATAGTTTTTCAGTTTACCATCAACGTACTGTTCAGCTGTTTCCTTTGCAGACAACAGAACTGAATTTTTTGTATTTTTAATACTTGTTTCAACTTCGCTCTTGGTATAATAATTTTTCAACTCACCGTCAGTGTAATCTTCTGCATCTGATCTTGCTGATTCTTCTGCATCGGCTATTTCTTTAATCACCTGATTTCTGTAAGTAATATCAAGTTTTTCAGCAGATACCGAACCACCAACCAACCGTTCACCGACGATTTGACCGTCCATTGTGATAGCAGTCTTATATGTCCCATTGTACCCGGTTGATGAATAACCAAGACCGTTCAGATTCCACCGCCAAACCTTCCGGGCAGTGTTTACGTCATTAGTATCCATGATCAACTGTTCATTTGCTGTGGTGACCACATGACCATGTGTTGCTGCTGTAATCAATGCTGTTGCCTGATCAACAGCCTGTTTTACTATTGCAGACGGTACAGGTATTGTATTAACCGCCTTTGATACAACTCCTGATATACCTCGTGAAGTTGCTGTGATTTTTGTATTAACCACTGTACCAAGCGTGAACTTACTACTTGACAGATTGTTAAGCTGTATTGACATTTTTGACAACGGGAAATACCGATCAAGTCCATGCAGTGATGAATGTGCTTTGATCTTATCACCAAGTTTGAACTGTTCCACATCAGCATCTGTCCAATGCATATCAACCGCACTTACTTCCAGTGTCATACTGTCCCACTGATAATCAGCAATGTACTTATTTGCTTTATATAACAGCATCTCAGGGGTTGTTACATCGTCCCAAGTAATTGTTTTGGTGATATATCCGAATTTCTTTACAGCTTCCAAATTTATAAGTGCATCTGACCCATCATTTACACTTTCAATCGTCAATCGCTGTTCAAGTGCTGCAATCGGGCTTTCTTCCAATTTTGCACCAAGTGGAATGAATACAGTTGCAATATCTGTCAAGTCTGTATTTCTGCTGAAATCAAGCAGATTTTCACCGAACTCAATACTTTGTGTGCTTACATTCTCATAATCCTCTATATAGTCCAAATAAGCTGTTCCATTGACATTTCTTACACGTAAATAACCCCCAAGATCATCAACTAAATCTTCCTTGATTTCTTTCATGGTACTGTTGTAATTCGTGTACCTATACAATGAATCATTACTATCTGTTACAGTAACAATACCAACTTTGAACTGTTTATCTTTTGATACCTGCTTATTATGTGACGCAATCAATGATTCTAAATAGCCCCTGACGGTCATATCATGATATTCAGCAGGTCTTTGTATACTATCATTCAGATATGCAAGCTGACCTTCACAAGTAAGCTGTTTCCTGTTGTAAAAATCAATATTGCATCCTGCGATTCTGCCATTAAACACTTCTTCATCATCCTGAAATACCTGAATACATGACAGCATTTTTTGTGGTAATTCATATTGTGGGTGCTGTGGTGGCATCTTAAAACTAAAAGACCCTGCTTTGTTGACCTCTAAATCAAGTTTAGGGTCAATCAAAACAAGGTTTTCATCACGTAAATCATAAATAGGCAGTCCATCACATAATACTCTATACATTACAATGAACCCCCTCTGTAATTGATCTTGACTGTACCGTTTCCGGTAAATGTTACATAATTATCACCTTCCTGTAAACGAATGTCATAAACTGTTGTTTCTCCGACAGGTAAACTATAAGTGTTACCTTCGTGTGTCACCTTCATAGCTGTTGAACAGATAAATGTTGGTGATACAATCTTGACACGATTGATCAAATTTACTTTTTTACTTCCGTTTACTTTCACTTCATTCACATGGATAATGCCGTTTACAAAACTGAAAACATCCCACAACCACGGTTCACTTGCTGAATTTGTTTCAATCTTGTACGGTTCAACATCACAATCAACTGTGATAATGGCAAGTGTACGATCTGTTTTAAATTTATTAATTGTACACCGTCCCCAGTAATAAAAAGTTTTGTCAGCGTCCATAACAATACGCATCTTCTTACCATGCAAATAGTTGGAAAGATTGGAAAGTGTTGTAGTCCAATCTCTTGCACCATTTAATAGGGAAAAAGTAAATGACAACTTCCTGTTTTCAAACTTTACATCATCACCCAACGCATCAGTCAGATCAAGGTCACCATTGCGACCAATTACACTGACTGATTCTGTTTTAGGTGTAGGCAATCCGATTTCTTTTGAAGAAAGGATAAGCCCAAAATCTTCATAACTGTGTTTAATTCCAAAAGTCACACCTTGAATCATGGGCTATCACCGTCCTTCTCTAATATAAATCTTACCAAGTTCTTCATCCATTGCCGGGGCAAGTTCACCTGCAAGCACTCCTGTATCTGTTACCAGTTTCAGGTTCGCAAGTTGTGGAATGAAAGGCATATAACTTTCAAGGATTGTAAGAATCCGGTCAAGTTTTTCCAGTAATGAAGCGTTTTCCTCATTGACCGCTACCCTGATCATATCCATAAGACTCTGTGTTCCGACAACCGTTTCACTTCCGGCTTCACCGCCTGCCAAGAACTGATTTGACTTAGCGTTGTAACCGAAAATAGTCGGCTGATTCATGATCATACCATCATCCATTGCTTTCTTATACCAACTGATTCCAAAGTGTGGAACACTTGGTGGATTGATACTGAAAGAACCACTGATTGAAATATGTGGTAATTTGAGTTTTGGCAATGACCACGAAAAATTGAAGAAACTTTTAATTCTGTTTATAGCGTTACTTACAATGTTCTTTGCACCTTCAAGGATACTGCTGAACTTATTCTTAATATTTCCAAGTATATTGGTAACTGTCGAATAGGCATTACCAAGACCACTTGAAAATGAATTTTTAATCTCTGATACTTTGTTTAAAACTGCCTGTTTTGCTTCTGACATTTTTGACTTGAATTTATCGGCTATTGCTGAAAGTTTACCACCTGTCAGATTGTCAATGAATGTGTACCCGGCTGAGTAATACCCTTTTACACCTTCCATTGCAGCTGCTGCAATTCCATTGATTCCACCGCCATGTTCAGAATATGCAGTTTTCATGTTTTGTAGTTTTTCAGACACCGTATCTTTTGCAGCCTGCATTATAGTACCCATCGTTCCCTTGATCTGTGAAAACTTATCTGAAACAACTTCTTTCATTGCCGAAAACTTCTCTGATGCAGCATCTTTCAAGTTTCCAAAGAACTCTTTAACGACTTCGATTTTCTCACCAATGGATTCAGCTAAATTTGAAAAAGCTTCTTTTACTGAATCCCATGCAGCTGTAACTGCTTCTCTGAAACCATCATTGGTATTCCATAATGTGATCAGTGCAGCCACAAGCCCGGCTATAATTGATATAATAAATACAGCAGGGTTTGCATCCATCGCTGTATTCAATCCGGTTTGTGCTACTGTTGCAGTTTCTTCCACACCTGTTAAAATTCCGATTGCTGTACTCACTGCATCAATCAATGATGATATTGCCATTGCAACCTTTAAGGTTACGAACCCGGCAGCAACTCCGGCTATAAGCGGTGACCAATCCTTGAACGTTTGAATAATCTTAGGCACATCTTCAATAAGACCACCTAGTTTTTCAAGGAAGTTTTCAACACCGTCCATTCCTTTTTCAAAGAATGTTGTAAAATCAATTTTTTGAATCCAGTCAAATACACTTTGTAGTGCATCACCAACAGACGTTGCAAACGCATCCCAGTCAACGTTTTCCATCCAGTCTGACAACTGCTGTAAAAACCCCATAACAGTAGGTGCAAGTTTTGAACCTACTTTTGTAAGGATATTTTCAAACAATGCCTGTACTGAACTCCATGAACCTGATATTGTAGTACCTGCTTCAAGTGCGGTTGTTCCGGTTATACCTAAGTTATCCTGAACTTTGTGAATAGCTTCAATCATTTGATCAAACGTTACGTTATCCAAACTATCAATCTTTTCACCAAGCACACCTGAATCATTGATCAGCCTGATCATTTCAGACTGTGTACCACCATAACCAAGTTTCAGGTTATCCAACATCGTGTAATTTTGCTTTGCAAAACCCTGGTAAGCGTCCTGTATAGAACCTATGTCAGTACCCATCTTGTTAGCATTATCTGACATATCAGTGATAGCAAGGTTGGTCAGTTCAACCGCTTTTGCAGTATCACCGCCAAGACCCTGAATCAATGAAGCAGCAAATGACGTTGCTGTATTCATGTACTGATTTGAACTCATCCCGGCTGTCTTATATGCCTTTTCAGCATAGTCAATCAGTTTACCGGAACTGTCTTTGAATAGTGTTTCAACACCACCAACCAACTGTTCATACTCAGCATAGTGACCAACCGCTGATTTTGTCACATCTGCCATTTTTTCAGCTAACTGTGTACATCCTGAAATTACTTTTGTGATTGCTGTAGATGCTAAATTCGCAAGCGTGGCTTTCCATGTCGTAAATCCACTGTCTGCATTCTTGGCAGCTTGTCCGGCATCTTCTACTGAATCACCTGCACCATCTGCCTTTTTATCAACATCTTCCAGTGTTTCAGCTGTGTCCTTTGCAGACTTTGAAACCTTTTCAATGTTGTTTATCGCATCAGCGTAATTGATCGTTATTTTTCCGACCAACGAAAAAATATCCAACGATTAGCCACCCCCTTTCAGCGGTGGCACGAATCCATTCAGAATTTTATTTGCTTTTTCCACCTGTAACTTAATCTGTGCATTGTTCATTGTCGGTTCAGTTTGTTCAGTATTTCCACCTTTCGGTGCTGTACTCATAAACCGCTGTTTAAATTCTTCAAAATTTCCAACATCATCAGCAAGTGGGTTTGCTGTGATTGCACAGTATAAGTCCCACTGTTTTTCTTCATTGTCCTGTTTCAGAACTGTTCTAACAGTAGCGTCTAACTTCCCCCGGCTGATTGCTTTATCTAAATAGCTGTAGGGGTTACCATATCTACGGTTGCAGCACTCATCGAATCGTTCTGTTCCGTACCCACTAATTCGGCAACACCCTCGAAAAAATCCATAAGATCATCTTTCTTAGCAAAATCTTTCACCATGACAACAAACTGTTTCAGCTTGAATTTCTTCACATCATCAGCAGTAACCGCTGTACCGTTGTCCCACTCCATACAGTTAGCAAAAAACTTACAGATTTCATTTCTTGCCTTTGAAATGTTCTTGATCAGAATGCCACACACCTTCATAGCAATGACAATACCAACTTCTTTCATATCTGTACCTGATTCCTGCAACTGCTGAATCTCGTCTTTGTCAAATGCACCAATAACCTGTTCTACTCCGATAACTGCAAGAACCTCACAAAAGTCAAATGCGTTATCAACTGTTAAATCCTTAAATCTGAAATCTGCCATGATTATTTATCCTCACTTTCTTTTTTCGATCTGTTTCTTCTACCACCCTTTGCAGGTTTATCCTGTTTTGATGCAGATGTTTCATATTCAACAGGTTCCGTCTGTTCACTTGCTGTTTCCTGTTCCTGATCTTCTACCTGTTCAGCAGATACAACAGGTGTTTCCTGCTGCACTACTTCATCAGAAATATCAACCACAAACATTCCTTTGTCCTGAATTTCTGCAAATCTTTCTTCTGTCATATCCAGTTTTTCACCGATCACATGACCTTCACCTGTGTACTTGTCTGTATATTCTCTTACTACTACAACTCGCATAATTCACACCCCCTACACAACAGCGTTTGGATAGTAAATAGCAATATCCAACTTGTTTAAGCTGTCGTTTTCAAGATCAGCTGTACACTCAAACTTGACAGCAAATGTTGTCTGTTCAGCGTTCTTTGTTTCCAGTTCAAATGCTTCTGTACAGAGTGCGTTCGGTAAAATAATGATTACATTTTTACCGCTTGAAAGTGTTCCAACATATGCAACATTTTCAAGATAATCTGCTTCTGTGATGTTTTCCTTAGATACATATTTGGCATAGGTTGTATCTTCGGAAGTGGATTTTACGAGGTGTAATGCACTTACAAGAATATCTTCTGTAAGTTCTGTCATCTGACCTTCAAGTGTGGCAGATTCACCAACCTTCTGCTTGCTGACACCCTTGATCAGTACAGTTGCACCGTCCACCTCAACATCTAACCACTGTGCTTCATAATTGAACTTAAGACCACCGGAAGTTGCACCAAGTGGTGTACCAGTCCAACCGTTGCTTGATTTCTCATACTTAAGATTTTTGTAAATGACACCTGCACCCAAGATCATGTTCTTGATGGTTTCAGATGTAATACCATGTTTTTTTAAGCCCATTCTTTTAAGCCCCTTTCCACTCATGTGTGTTAAGTGTTATCGTAATTCTAAAAAGATCTTCTTCACCTGTTGGAATCATCAAACCGTTCCAATAGGTAATAAAAAAAGCAGTCCCTTCCTGAACTGCCCTTAAATCTTCAAATACTGTTTTTATTTTATCGTTTATTTCTGCAAGCGGTAACTTTGACCCCCTTGACCAACCATCAAGTGTGAACACACCGCCTGTATATCCGTCCTCTAATCGGTGTTCAGTTTCATTGAACGAACCAACAAAGTAAGGATAGCTAATTTCACCTGTCCATTCACCAAATTCATAGGGAATACCAAGTTGATCAAGCTGATCAGAAATAAAACCAAGCATATCAACCATAATTAACCCCCTAAATTCTGTTTAATGACATTTACAAGCTGTTTCTTTATCTTTGGGGCTACACTCTGAAATGCTTTCGTGAGTGGTTGTCGTGGTGTTTTTCCGTAAGTGTGGTAAAATTTACCGTCTTTCTTACTCTTATAAACCCAACCGCCTTTTCTTCCACCACCGTGTAGTGCATACTCACCAGTACCAAATTCTTCCCAAATCGCATTTTCAAGGTCTGAACCTACAGCAACAGTTGATTCATCTTTTCCTTCATCAACCATATATTTGTAAGACCCCTTTGTTTGTCCGGTATCAACCCGGCTATTCCTTTGGGTCTGTGCCTGTATTTCGCCACCTGCTTCGTGAAGGAATCCAATAACCCCTTCCGATAATGCAGCTTTAATTTTCGCTGTGTTATCTGTAAATTCAACTGACATACTACTGACCCCCTATAAACCTTAAATAGATTTCTAAATGATCATGCATATTCATAGGGTCATCAATCAGAAGGATTTCATACACTTCACCGTTTACAACCATTCTTGCATTGTCACTTGTCACATCAACGGTTTCCTGTTCATCCGTCTTACTGATCACACCTGTCAGAAAACTGAATGGATTCCAAACCCAATCAGTTGACAGATTCTTAAGGTTGGTAAAGTCACACAAGAAAATGTGTGTACTTTCCTGAACCTTGGCATAAAAAGTTGTATGCTTTGAATCACCTGTTGATAAGTCCAACCAACCTAAGATTGATGTACAATCAACCCATGTGTTTACACGCTCACCTATGGCATTTTTAGCACCGTTCTTTTTTACCTGTAACAATGCTTGAATGTTACCGCCAACACTCATATAACTAGAATCTTGCCTTTATATAAGGCTTTAAGAATCCAAGTAAGGCAACAGGATAGCCCATAACTTGATTGTTAGCGTCCTGATCAAAGTAAGTTACACTGTATCTTGACAGCGTTTCAGATTTGACTCCGGTTTTCGGTCTGTTCTTAATGTCCCACTTGAGTAATTCAAGTACACCTGCACGAACATCAGCCGGATATTCCACTTTAGTGATCAGGTTTGTACTTTTGTACAACTCCTGATCAACTCTGATGAAATCATCACCAAGTTCAGTGATCTTATACAATCCATCATTCACCATTGACTGAGAAATCTGAACTGTATCACCTACTTTCAAAAAATCTGACGTTCCAAGCAGTCTGTTACCCAAACTGTCAGCGGTGAACCGAACAAACCGATTCTGAAAATTGTTGTTTGTGTATGCTCTGATCATAAGTTCAGCAGCGTTCAGTTTTTCTTCAATTACCTTTTCATTTTGCGTTGCAAATTCAGGCAATTTCATCACTTCATCAACTGCTAATATCATCAGATCACCCTTTCTTAGACAACCGCTGTACCGACCTTGGACTTGATAAGACCCATCTTAACGTTCTTTGTATTGAACTTAAGGCTGTAGTTTGCAGACTTACCAAGTTCTGCATAAGTCGGTGATTCTTTTGCAATCTGATCAACTGCTAAAGAAAGACCATTCGGATGCAGTACCTTACCCTGCTTAGTATAGAACTTGTCAATACCTGCGGATGCTTCCGGGTCATAGTTGGTTGTATACTGATTCTCATAGTTGTTCTTATCGCAAGATAAAAATGCACCTTCGCCAAACAGATATGTGCTGTAAACCGCATCTGCACCTGCTCCTGTAGCTGTAAATCTATCAGTTACAAGTACGTGTTTACCTGCGATAGTTGGCAATGTAATTTCTTTCTGAATCACACCATTGACAACATACTTGTCATAATCAACCATTTCCATCTTCTTGTACTCTTTGAAGATCATGGAATGCATAACCATCAGACCAAGACCACCTGCCATATCACCAAGTGCTGCCTGTTCTGCATCGTAAATTGTACCTGCTTCAATGTTTGTCTTAGTATTTTTAGTAAGATCAAGTACATGATCACTAAGTGCTGCAACTGCTAATACTGCCTGTGCAATGTTCATCAGTTCTTTTTCCCAAACCTGACCATAATAGCCTGCAATCTTATTTCTGATCAGTGTCATAGGGTCAGCACCAGTTAATTCCTTTGTGAAGTCTTTAGCCTTGAATGCTTTCATTCTCTGAATAAGCATACAAGTCTGTTTGTCACCGCTGATTTCAACAGGTGTGTTGTTTGTTTCACCATCGTTGTTCAGTGCTTCCATACCGCTTTCATTTGCGTCAATCGGCTTATAGATTGGAATTGTTGCCACGTTTCCATGCTCACCGATTAAGTCCATAATAGAACTGTCCTGCTGCACGATACCGGAAGCAATGATTGGTGTAGTCCAGTAGTCGGCTTCCTGCATCATCCCGGTAAATACTTCTTCATCAAAAGCAAAACCGCCAAAATTTCCTGTTCTTGCCATTTAATTCACCATTTTAACCTTTCTTAGTGTACATTTAACTGTTTGAATAACTCCGGGTTTTCCTCTTTGAGTTTCATTCTTTCGTTGTAACCCATCTTAAGGAACTGTTCTTTGGTAACTGTCTTGTCTTTATCCCCACCCGGCAAGTTGTTTTCAAGAATCTTTCTGTTACCACTCTGCTGCTGATTGCCATTGGATGCTTCAAACATGGTAGGATGCTGTGTTTTAAGACCTGAAATCAGATCATCTTCACCCTTGATTTTTCCATCATCACCAAGTTTGATTTCACCTTTTTCCTTTGCCTTGAATACAAGATAATCAACATCAACCGCACCTGCTGCAACCAACGCAAATTTCAATGCATTTTCTGTTTTCAGTTCTGCATTCTCTTTCTTAAGGTTTGCAATCTCTGTTTCATATGCAGTGATTTTCTGCTGTGTTTCTTCGTCTTTCCCGGCTGACTTTTTCAGTTCTTCAATCAGGTTGTTTGCCTTGGTCAGTTCTGTAGTCTTACCGGAAAGGTCAGTTTCAAGGTTGGTGTATTTGTCCTTAGACACATAACCACCATCAGTAAGGTTGACCATCTTGATCAGCTTCTCTTTGTTCTTTTCATCACCGTTATAGGCATTGATTGCCTGTACCAGTTCATCATAGGTGATAGCCTTATCGCCAAAAAATGCTTTTAAAAATTCCATGTTCTTCTTCCTTTCTCCGTCATGTTTTTATATCCGGTGTCACCGGGAACGGTCAACAGTTTATATCCCATGTTGCAGGGGTCATTTCAGCAGCAGTTTAAATGTCATAAGCCTTTTTCGGACAAAAGAAAAGACACCCTTGCGGATGCCTTAAAAATACTATTTAACCCATAGTTGGGAGATAATCAGGATCACCAAACCTTTCTACAATACCAAGTGAGTGTGCAACGCTTTCATGTTCCTTTTATCCCCCCTTTCTGACCTCATATAACGGTCATATAGGTAATAAAAAAGCAAAGGTGTAGAATTGTGTACCTTTGCTTTTTAATTTCTGTCTTTGAAGAAATCAGCCCAGTATGGATTTTCTTCATCGAATATTTTTTTCTGTTCGTCAGTCAGTTCATGTGGATAATCTCTGAACATATTGAAAATATGTTTTTTGTCAAAACTAAATAACCACTCACCAACTTTTTCATGATCATCTACCCACCATATTTTATCATCAGGATTATTTTTAAAAAATTTACTTGGTTGTGCCATATTGTCCTTTCTTCTGCTCTGAATCAGCAGTATTTATATACCCTAACAACCGTTTGAAGTCATCAGTATTGAAATCTGAATCAGCAATATCTATCATTCCATGAATCTCTTGTGACCACTTGTTTGATTTACTTGAACAACCAAAACGATTTACCAGTGTATAACGAACATTACCGTTAAAATCATGCCACCCACTCTGTGTAGGTGATTGAAGTTCTAAATATTGCAACACTTCATCGGTTGTTTTCCTAACTATTGCTGCGTGCCTTCCAACATAAAGATAATATTCTTTTCCAACTTCACATTGCTTCAACAGATTTTTCCCAACAGTTGCGGTACACGCACCTTTGGCAGTTATTTTTTTAATACCCTTAGTTTCAAATAATGATTTCAGGTTATAGGTGTTTGAAAAGAAGTTCTGACTTTCCCCACCACGAAAATCTAAAACATTCCACCCCTGTTTCTGTCCTATATACGCAAGTCCTAAAGATGCACATGAACCACCAGTAAGGTCACCGCCTGATAAAGTCTTTATGATTTCATCAGATGTCATTTTTATTTTTTGATTTTCAACAGTATTGTATGGTACTTTCAATCTGTCATTTAATGTTTTGAAAAATGCATCATATGTTGAATCATCTGAACCTTTCGGTTTAGATAGTGTTTCCACTTTCATTGTATCAGCATTGTCAGGAAGTTTCAAATATTTTTGTTTGAAGTCCTCAAAATCTTTTGTTTTATCCAGTCCAAAAAATGCTGCACGTTCCTGTAAGGTCTTTAATTCGTCATCATCTAAAGCCCATTTTGCACGTTGCAGCAAACAGCACCGACAGTTACAAACGTTCCTTGCAGAACCGCCAACACCCGGTGCTTGCATTTTCTCACCGCCAACATCAAACGGTTCATCTATTTCCCTGACCTGTCCGTCACATTCCCGGTGTTCCGATCTTGTCCTACTGTCAAGTGTTGAATCCCACTGTTTGACTATATCAGCACCTTTTTTCTTTGCCCCATGCTGACCGTCAATGGCTGCTTCATTCTGTATTCTATGTCCTTCTGTCCGGGCAATCCGTATCGCATTGTTAATTGCTTTATTAAATGGGCTGTTCATACCCTTAGCAATCCTTACCGCCATTTCATTCCAAGATGAACCGCTACTGATCCCCCTTGAAAGTTCAGCACGAATTGAACGTTTCAAATAATCAACATCTTCACCCAAACGCTTATACAGACCACTTGACAGTTTACTGTTGGTTTTCAATGCTTTGACAACCTGATCTTGCTGAATTGGTATTACAAGCGGTATACCTGTACTTTGCAAATCATAGAACATACCAACGTAACCGTTGATATATGACTGTTCCAAGTAATCAGCAATGGTTGTAAATTGACCTTCATGCATGTCATAGAGCATTGCTTCAAGCTGATCAACCATCATTTGCTGATATTCCTTTTGGTATACTATACTTTGCAGATTTTCAAGGTCTGTCCTTGCAGACAGTTCCATGATTTTCTGTTCACAGTCCTTTTTTGCCCTCTCATATACAACTTCTAACAGTCTGATAACTTTCTTTTCTTCATCAAGCTGTGCTTGCTGCACTTCCTTCTGTGCTTTGTTCACCTATTCCACCACCTTCATCATCCGGTATAATAGAATCAAGATCATCTTGCACCTGCTGCACCTTATCAGCTTCATTATCCGGCAACTTGTCCTTCACATCCTCATAATCAATATCAAGAACATCACAAATATACTGAATCGTCAGATCATCACCAAAAATCTGTGCCAGTGATAACAGGGTGTTGATTTGTACCTGTTGTTTCTGTGCTTCTGTAAGTTCATTCTGTTCATTTTCCTGTTCATTACTCATTACTTCGTGGGTGAACTCAAAATAAACATCTGTGATCTGATAATCTGTACCGTTCTGCTGATTGATTTCATCAATGCACACCGCCACGATCTTACGCAAGAACCGCTTTATATTCCTTTCAAGGTGTTTACATCTAAGATCAAGCAGTGAATAGGCTGCCTTGATTGCAATATTGGTTGTTGCTGATGTATCTTTCAGACCTGACAAGTTCAGACCCATACCAAAACGGTATATGTTCTTTTCATCCAGTTCCAACTTAACCTTCCGGGCTTCATACGGTACATCTACTGTATGTACTTCAATACCACCATCTGAACCGACACCGACAATCTTTTTTGTCTTAAGATTCTGCTGCAATTCATCAAGGTTATCACCTTCAAACCCTTTGACCGCATATAATGGATGATCAAAGTCAATCAGATTGTTGGAAAGACTGGATGCCATAAGGTCATAATCATCAATCAGGTCTTTTACTGCTTTCAGATTGCTGATCTGTTTCTTGTTATTATCCAACCGGAAGAATGGCAAGAAACCAAGTGAATCAATATAAGTATTATCATCACCATCAACCTGATACAGTATATGTGGTCTTGGATTCACCTTGGCTTTATCGTCAAGCTGTATTTCCCCTTCATCTGTCTGAACATAATAAACAACCTGTTCATCATCCCAATCCATGATTTTCTTGATTCTGTGACCTTCCTTGTCAACCCGGTCAACGTACCAATAAATTACATGGTCTTTTCCGTCCTCTGCAAATCGTGCTTCTACTTCTACAACACCAATACTGTCAGCACACGTGAATTTCAGCTTGTCAGTGCTGTCTTTCATAGCGTACATATAAGCAAAACCTTTTGTCTGACAGTCTGTAAGTGTTTCTGACAGTTCATCAATAAAATCATCGTTATTATTGAATCTTGCATCAAGTTCACTCTGTAGTTCAGGCACATCACTGAATACAAAACCATCTGAACCTGAAAGGGTATACTGTGTACCCTGTTCTGTCAGTTCCTTAAAGAATGGGTGTGGTATTCTCACATTTGCCCGGCTTGTATCTTCCACAAGCTGACCATCAGAATTGAAGTAAAACATTCTGTAATTTTTAATGTCGTGATCACCGTCAAAATAGCGTTCACCTATTCTTGCAAAATGCTTTTTCACTGATGCAGCATCTTCATCAATGAACATTTTTATTTCTTCGACTGTAAGCACCTGTCACCCCACCTTTCTATGATCTGATTTGTAAGGTCAATGATTTCATCCCCATGAACACCAAAAAAGTCACACATTGCTTCTTCACCCTCAACCGTATGACCGTATGAAAATAGAAAAGCATGAACCAATTCATGAATCAGTGTTGAACGTGTCACTGATTCAGAACGTCCGTCCATAATACTGATCAGAAGTTCCTTATATTCGGTCAGCCCAAAATTATAGCTGTTTGGGTCAGGGTTCATTTTTTTTGCATTTGCATCCACCAGTTTGACCTTCCATACATCATTGTGAATCTTTATTTTCATGATTTTAACCATACAGCTATTTGTATAACCAACCGCTGCCTTTCTTGATATATTTTTCTAATGCATATCGCATTGCATCCATAAGGTGATTGAAGTCATCAATAGGGCGGTTCAGTTTATTACCGAACTTGTCCTTGTCCCAAGTATAGTTGCTGATCTCCGTCAAGAAATTCACACATCTTGGGTGTATAATGATTTCAAAGTCCTGAATAAACTGAATACCGCTGTTGATACTGTCCTTGCCTTTTTCAGCACCTTTGACTCTAAGACCATAACCCTTTAACTGATCAATAGACTTTGGTTCTGCTGAATCTGCTGTGATTCTTTCCTTCGCATAGCCCATATCAGTGATATTCTGATATATTCGCTCATTGGAAAGACCTGCTGCATACATTTCATCATACACGAATATCTTTTTGTTCTCCGTGTCAATGAATCCACAAAATAATGCAGATGGGTCATTTGTATAACCAAAGTCAAGACCAAAGGCTGAATCAATACTGTATTGCTTCCTGATCTGTTCCAGTGTAAAGGCTTCTTCATGCCAGTTCTCATATACAAGACCATCGACAATACCCCAATCACCAAGACCTGCCACTGCATAACGTCTTGGGTTCTGTTTCCGCATGGTTTCAAAAACCTTAAGGTCGGCTTTATCTAACCATTCATTGCACTTGTAATTGGTTGTAAGTGCAAGGGTTTCATCATCAGGGTTATCAAAAAACCGTTTCTTCAACCAATGGTGTTCATTCCAAGGGTTGAAAGTAACGGTAATCTGCTTGAACAGGTCTGAACCTTCCGGGATTGCACCACGAATAGATTCATCAAGCATATTGAAATCATCTTCACTGCTGATCTCATAGGCTTCTTCAATCCACATCCAACACAATACACCCTGATCAACAGTGATTGATGTTACTTTCAGTGGGTCATCCAGTCCTCTGAAATAAATCTTTTGACCTGTTGGCTTATACGTCATTTCAAGTGGTGATTCTTTTATATCCCAAAAAGCATCAACACCAAGTCGATGTATAGCCCATTTCAATTCAGTAAAACAGGAATCCTTTAGTGTTCTGTAAGTTTTTCTGACAACTAAGGTGTTCGCATCAGGGTACTTCATCATATTGGTGATGTACCATAATGCTGTAGTCTTTGACTTCTTAGATGCACGTGAACCTTTGACTGCCCTGTATCTACCTTTCCACCGCCAAAATGTACCGTAACCCTTACCGACTACTTCCGGTAATTTCACATTAACCTTACCGGACTTTGTAGCCTTGTGATCTTCCGGCATCAGAATGAACTTCTGATAACCAAATACATATTGACTTGATGGCTGTCTGTATTTAGTCCTCAAGTGCGTCTGCTCCTGAAATAACAATAGGGGCTGTCACATTCACATCTAACTTATCATTCCACATACCTAAATGTTTACCAAGCAATTCAAGGGCTTTCATCTTGGAAGCAATCTTGACTTCTCTTTCAACACTTCCACCAAATTCATTATCAGATTCCTTATATTTGATTGATTCAATACAAGACAGATCATCAGCAGATGCATCCTGTTTGATTCTTCCGTTACTGTCAACAACGTCTGTCATTCTGACAAATGCAATCTTAGCAAGCTCTAATACAACCCTATCCTGATTCACTCCGGTTCTTCGTGACCGTTCTGCCATGTGTTCAGCAATAGCCTGTTGAATATTAGGTTTTGTCAAGTTTTCACATCCGATTGCATCCGCTGTTTTTACTGAATAACCTGCCCTAATAGCTGCCTGTGTTGCATTCAGGTCAATCAGGTATTCATCAACAAAACGTTGCTGCTTTTCAGTTAATTTGCCTTTTTTTGCCATAACAACACCGCCTTTCTATCATTTTTATAACAAAAAGTGCTGCAAGGTAGGAGGTTTTAGCACCCTTGCAGCACATAAGACAATAAGCATATTTTATTGCAAATAAAAATTGCAGGTAATAAATTACCTGCAAAAATTTTTGTACAGCATACACTATAAAAGGTCAGCTTGTATTTGTCAAATATGAAATAATTGGTTTTATGTCAGATATGTAAGGTTTTTATAGGTATCTTCAAACGCTGAAAGTGCCTTATTATGCAGTTCTACGGTATATGAGTAAGATTTTTTCATTTCCTGTGAAGCAATCTTGACTGTTTTAAACTGCACATACACTTTTGTAAGAATCTGAATCATATTCTTATCACGCAATCCCCGGATTTCCTTAATGATCTGCTTCTTTGCATCAACAAACTGATCTATTTCTTCATTGATGTGTTGGTCAAACATGGTATACCTCACTACGTCCTTACATAACTTATCACCTATAGGTGAAGTCTGCACTTTGTCCCGGCTGTAATCAATACCGCCCGCACTGCATACATTCATTTTCATATCTGACAGCGTGGCAATATCATCATTTATCTGCATATCTAACACTTCAAGCTGTTTCAGATATTCCCTTGCACTTAATTTCTTCTGATCACTCATTTTTACCTCACTTTCTACGGTTGGTTACACTTCGGTTACGGTTAAAAATAGCCTAAAAAGTGCTTCAAACCCTTATAAATCAAGGAAGTTACGGTTTCTACGGTTACGGTTAAAACTCTATTCTCTATATATTCTTATTTTTACTAAGTTCTATACTATAATATATACTAATTATTAAAGAATGTACTTTTAACCGTAGACAACCGTAACCGCCAGTATTTACAAGGGTTTCAACCGTAACCCTTAACCGTAACCAACCGTAACTTTACCGTAACCACTACCACAACAGCACTGATTGGTGCATCGAACTAATAAAACACCTTACCTGATTTTTTATGTTTCAATGTCACCCTTCCAACAATTTCAAATCCTGCAATGTCAACAATGTTCCTGATCACTTGAATCAGTCTGTGGTTACGGTCATTCAGTTCTGCATTTTCTTCCCTTTTAACTGTTGCCATTGCTGCACCTGCTGTTGGGTCAACATATCCTTCACTATTTTTATACATTTGCATCTTTCCTTTCTACACTTTTGCACCTCTAAAAACAACTAACATTGATGGAAAAGGTGCTGCATTTTTACTGTTTCCAAATTTTAACCGCCCTTTTATAAATCTGATTTCTGTTCTATGTATGATAAAATCATGAAAATATTTAGTATCTGTCCTAGCAGGAATCAACAAACATACAAGTGTATTTTCTTTACATCCTTCCTTATGACACTTTTCAACCCATTTATACATTTCTTTTCCATAAGGTGGATTACAAAAAACCCTCATCCCCCCCCCAGTCTTGTAAAAGTCCGTTATCTTCTTTGGTATAAAATTTATCACATTTATGATTTTGATTATCAGCACATGGATCAAGATTAAAATGAAACTCTTCATTCAATTCATCAAATACATGCTGTGGTGTACTCCAATTATCTGTGTTGCTACTAAACATTACTTCGTTATTCATCTTCATCACCGTCCTTTACCGGGCAGTGGTCGCAATCACCATTTGCAGCACCGAAACACCCCCAACAATCATCAATCTCCTTCGTCTTTGGTTTGTACCTTTTTGCTACAACAGCTAATGCCATTACTACAGCACCAAGGATTAACCCAACCGTAAGACCAACACAAAAACAAACCGTACCTGTTAATACTAACTTTTCCATACCATCACACCTTTCTGAATATCCTGATAGACTTACCGCCTACCTTAGTCACTACTGTTTCAAACCCCAACCGCTTATTGATCTGCTTACTGAACACGATGTTTGACATTGGTTGCATACCACAATCAGCACAAAACACCTGATACCTGCTGTATACGTCACCTGTCGGTTCGTCCTCAATCATTTCAACACCGCATTCATCAATAAATGCCTTGATTGGGTTGTTTTCGTTTTCATATTCATCAATCTGTTCAGCCACTTTTTCAGACTTGGTAAACTCATTGTTCTCAATGATTCTTTTCAGCCCTTCTACACCAACTCTGATCAGGTATTCGACTGAACTTTGTTCAACCAACTGATACTTGATATAAGGGTTGTAATCCGGGTCAATCTCGCCACTGGGTAAATACTTTGTAAATCTTGCGTTGAATGGAATAATTACCAAACGTCTAAGAACTGCCCCTGTCTTATCTTTCATTCTTGGTATATCATTTGCTGAAAACAGCAGCTTCACATAAGGGTTAAACTCAAAGGGGTCTTGCCCTTTTCTTTCTGCTTTGATTCTGTTACCTGTAACTACTTTCTTGAATGTTGCTACCTGTGAACCTTGCAGGAAGTCATCACCAATGTCATCACCGATATTTGCCAGTTTTCCGAACATCATTGATGTGCTGAACCTGTCCCCTAATTCCTTAAGATCAAGTGCTGATATATTCCCATCACCAAGAATTGCTTTGACACAATCAAGGAATGTACTCTTACCATTGGACTTGTCACCTGTCAGGATGAATGCCTTACCAAGTTCATTCCTGCGATAAAAGCAATAGCCAATACATTCTTCCAGTAATGCCCTGATCGGTTGATCACCGCAAGCTAATTTGTTCAGTGTATCATCAGCAAGTTCACTGTAGGCTTCCGGGTTATAGTCCCAAGGTATTTGATTGGTTATTACCAATTCAGGGCTGAATGGTTGCATCTGTCCGGTCACAATATCCAACACACCATTCCTGAATGCTATATAACGTGCATCTGCCTGTGCTTTTTCATCAGCTATGAGTTCCATATACTCTAATACTTCTCTTCGCTGTGTCTTTTTCAGGTTAGGTATCTGATTGATCATAGCTGTTTCAATAGCCTTGTACCCAACCTGATAAATCCCATCTTGATAGATATGTAACTGATTACTTATACTGACTACATTTTCATTGTTCTTAAGCCATGTCGCAAAACGGTCAAACAGGAATGTCTTATCACAAAAGAATACAGGTTTTTGAAATGCTTCATCCCTAAGAATCACTTCCAGTTCATCATCAGATAACGGTTCTTTCAGAACAAATCTGTTCAGAATCCTGATACATTCTCTTGTATCATCAACACTAAAATCATTTGATGTAAGTGTCAGGATATAATTGAATAGTGCCTGATTGCGTCCGTCACCTGCATCCATATCAAGAAAGTCTACCGCTGTGCGAACTGGAAACAACCACTTTGGAACTTCCTGATATGTTCCACCTTCTTCAATATCCCACTCAATAAAACGTTCTTCACCGTCAATTTTGATTACTTCGTATGATGAACGTGTACCGAGTTTTATATCTGCTGTCAGACCAACCGCAAGGGGTACGTGTGTCCTGTTCCTTGTAATACTGTGATTCTTAAATAAAAAATGTCTGCCCCGGCTTGTACAATACACCCGGCAATCAAGCTGATATTCTTCCACAATGTTCATTAAAATTTCAGACTGTTCAGCATCGTCAATATCTATCAGGATGGTATCATCAGCAAGAACACCACCGAACCCTTCAAGATTCTTCACTTCGTCATAAGTGCGGTATTTTGTTCGGTCTTTGAATGCTTCGATTGCTTTCTTGCCTTTTGTCTTTATGTACCCTTTGTACAACATCCTGTTTCACCATCCTTTAACTAAATTCTTGCATCACCTTTTGGTAAAATACCCTGTTCTTAATATTCTGCTTATATTCTTGATTCACTACTGTAAGAAGTATCTTTGATTCTCTCAATGATTTTCGACAGTCCTTAACCTGTTCATTCCACTTTTCCCATTCTTCATTTTTATGAATAGGGGTGGATTTCTTAAGCATATTACGGTTAAACGTTGCAGCTTTTAAGCGATTTTCTAAAATGTAAATATTACTTTCAATGTTTGTAATCTTACCTGCAAGTGCTACCTGACTGTTATGGAATTTGTCTTTATCCGTTACACCACACTGCTGTATGTATTCTTTTATCTGTTCTTCACACTCCGGTGTGTAACTCTGTCTGATCAGCTTCAACAGTTTTCTAACCTTTGTAATTTTTCCATCAGATAAAAACCTATCTAAGTGAATAAGCATCTGACCATGATCATATTTAATTGTAATGTCTGTCATGTTCCCACCTTTCCGGTATTATGCTACAATACCAAATTGTTTCAGTCTTTTTCTTGCTAAATCTATGTACCACTGTCTATCTAATTCAGGTGGTACTTTAACCCCAATTACAGAATCGTTATAAATGAAACTGTGATCAGGTGTGTTTCCAAATTTTTCACCCTTTGGTTTTACAACCTTACGTCTTAACAACCTACCGTCTGTAACACGATTGGAAGCAAACACACGATAAGATTTATAAGTATATTTTTGTGTGGTAGGATATGACCACAGTTCTGTTCGTGTACCGTCCCGGTGTTTTGTTACCTTAATGATCTGACCAGTTCCCCGTTCATGCTCAACCCAGTTATAATTGTTTGACAGCTTCACTATTTTTTGAAACATAATTAAGTCATCGCACTGATTGATTGTCTGTTCAATAGGTGTCTTTTTCACCATGTAGTCAACCAGTGCTTTGTTCAGTATCGGTAAATCATAGTCAATAGCTGAAAGTTCTTTGACATATGCACCAATTCTTTCAACACCACCATCAGTACCAATCCAAAGATAATTGTTTACGTCCTTCTGATAGATTTCTGATATATTGTCAAGTTCAAGCAAGATTGAACATTGTTCAGTAGAACAACGTTGTTCCCACTCCCAACAAATATCATCAACCATTTCAAAGGCTTCATCAGTGTCAGGAATCCAAATGATCAGACCGTCCGTGTTGGACTGAATCAGTTCAAATCCCGGTACAACTTCAAGGTGTTCAATCAGGTCAAGCAACATCAACTGACCATTGATACACATGCAGTTGTTGTTCCTTGGGTCATACGCTGCGTTGGTTTCATCCTTCATTGCACCTGACAAGGCATTCAGCATCTTCTTATATGGCAACTGTGCTTTCTTCCACCGCTTGACTTCTTTCTTGTTTCCGGCATTTTTTGCAGCAATTTGCTTTTCCTTCATGGCTTTTCGTGTGTTATACACCAATGGGTAATTGTCATTAGTTGCTGCCCTTGTTACAAGTCCCCATGCAATCAGCATTGACGGATAGTAATTATTTACGTCTACATGAAGAATCTGACCTTTCCGATGTATCGGCTTATCAGATGCACCATGCAGACCGCCAAAACCAAATGTGTGCGGTATTCCTGCAACAATCGTTTCAAAGTTCTGTGACTTGTACCAAGTCTTTTTATCTTTTTTGTCAAAATCTTGTAACCCCATTTCAAGGGCTTCTTTTCTTTTCTCTGCAAACCATTCCTGAACGTATTTGTATTTTTTCAGTTTCAGGCATGGAAGAAAAAAGAAATCAAATTCATCACCAAAATGAGTTTTTGAACACCCAAGAACCTTTGCTGTTATCCGGGCTTCACTGTCACCAATGTCATACAGTGACGTTTCTTTTGGGAATGCCTGTATAATTCCATGAACTGCATTGAACTCACTGACTTTTTCAAGAAATACCTTGATAGTCTGTTCTACGTCATGCCTACAGTATTTAACCGTCTGTTCTATTTCTTCCGGTGTCAGTTTCCTTTTGATACGGAAATCAACATCAGTTTCCTTGATATTTGAACCAAGAAAACCTTCCATTGTTTTCAATCCGACTGTTTTCATGGTTTCATCATTGCTTGGCATTACATCATAATTGATCATGGGTAATTTATTGAATGCTCTTGAATATTGCCAACCTTCTTTATTATCAACGATAATCCAATCATTGATTTTTTTAGGGTTCATACCAAGCAGAATACCTTTCATGATGTACTGATCGTAGTGACGGTTGTTAAATCCTACCCATATATCTTTTTTATTTGCTTCATATAAGGCTTTTAGTTTATCAGGGCTATTGATTATCACGTGTTCTTTTTTATTCGTCACATCAATGAATACAGCAAGCCAATCCTTTTCAAAAACCTCAAAATCGTAGAATATCATTTACTAAATCACCCACTTTTTGAAACAGCGGTGTGCGTTTTTACACACCGCCTTAAGTGTTATCTACTTTTAACTAAAAATTTTTACATATCAAACGCTTCGTTGATTGTGATTGGGTTGAAATCATCAGCTTTATAAGTAACTGCTGCACCAACTTTACCCTGTACTTCCTGAAAAATATCAAGAACACAATCAGCAAAATCACTGTAGTTGATAAATTCCGGTACTGTATCTGTTTCAAGCTTATCAAGCCATGTGCAAACAGATTTGATTGCCATACCATTAGTCCACTTCTGTGAAGTGTTACCGGAAATAGTACGGTTGAAGAAAATCTTTCTACCTTTCTGATTACCTTCCAAGATGCTACACTGTACAGAAAACATCAGCTTGTCACCTTTCTTTGTTGGCTTGATCTCCATTTTATCAAAACTTACATCATAATCCCCATCCGGTACATCTTCAAACTGTGAATCGTCTGCTTCCTGAACCTCTTTCTGTAATGCGTTAAGATCAACCTGCTCATCGAATGTACTAAAATCTACTGCCATAATTTTTCACCATTTAACCTTTCTTAAAATAAATTTATGATTATAATTGCTATGATACAAGCAATACAAACCCTTGTATAATTATCCCTATTTTTCTGAATCCTGTCACCCACTGAACCGAATCCAAAGAATGCTGCCATGACTGCAAGAAAAATATTTAATGCAATCATGATCTTGTTCTTCTTCGTCTTTGACCTCTGACGTGCTGTTCAGGTGGGTTCATAGCACCGTCTAAAGGTTCAGCCGGGGTCTGTGCGTCAGCAAGTACAGGATTGTTTTCCTGTGCAAGTCTTATAATTCCTGCATTAAATTCTTCTCTTGTGATCACCTTCATAGCCTCAACACCGTCAACAATCAGGTCAACAGATTCACCTGCATGTTTCATCACATAGTTGTTATTTTTGATGTCATAGAAATATGCATCTGCTTTCAGTGTGACAGATTCAGAATCAGCGTTTGTTGTACCGTCCTGAACAGCTTCAGACTTTTCAGCATTTCTTTCCTTACGTGTTCTTCTTGGTGGTTTCTGTAAATCCGGTTTCGGTACTTTATCGGCAACATCCATTGCTTCATCAAATGATACTTCTTCCTGTCCCGGAAAAGCCTGATCAATAGCCTTGTCAACTTCATCCATATGATCAGCAATCTTCTGCTCATTGTCTGCCTGAACTTCTGCCCTACTCTTACGTGTTCTTCCAGTCTTTTCTTCCAGTGCATCTGTTGGTGTTGCAGATTCAGCTTTTTTACCTCTTGTTCTTCTGCCTTTGCTGTCAGGTTTTTCAAGATCAGATGCAGCCTGTGCATCAGCCTGACCCATTTCTGCATCTGTCTTATACTCACCGACTTCATAGAAGTTGCGGATTTTATCAGCTACATAATTCAGATCATTATCAATGGCGTATGTCGGGAACATCCCCATAGGTGACTTCACGGTGTCCTTGCCACTGTTTTGTGTGTAGAAGTAATATTTTCCTTCATTCACACCTGTTCTAAGTACAATGGTGAATAGTCCTTCAATGGTGATCTTCTCACGAAGTAACTTTCCGATCAGCTTTATAGTAGTAACACCATTTTCAAGTGTTTCCGTGTGGGTCATATAAGCAACCACCACATCATCAGGAAGTTCCTTGCACACCTCAATGACTTCAAAGTAGTTTGCACCAAAATCATTCCACTTATCCCAACCGTTTTCCTTAATACGGTTCATATATGGAACAGAAAGAATATACTGGAAGTCATCAACTACCAATAACTTCTTCCCGGCTGCTGCCTGTTCCTTCATAAATTTGCAAATCTTGCGTGATTCAACCTCACTGTTCAGCATTGTGAACTTACCCTTGAACGGTAACGGTTTACCAACCGGGTTCACAACGGCAGTTGTTGCAGGATCACAATTTCTCATACTGGTACTTTTTCCTGTACCTGATTCACCCATAACCAAGAGCATCTGTGCCATGTTTATTTATCTCCTTTCTTGAATAAGCCCATTAACTTAGTGAAAAGATTGCTTTTCTCTTTCATTACTTTCTGCTGTGACACTTTCAAAATCTGTCTGTTCTGAAAATATTCAGCGGTTGCAACACTGTTTCTGTAACTTCTGTGACTTCTCTGTTTGTGTTTCTTTGCACTACTCATTGATTTCATCCTCACTTTCTTTGATAACAACCTGTAATCTTGTATTATTATGCAGTGGTGTAACCTCTACTGTATAACCGTTTGCCAACAGGATTCCTACTAAATCCTGATATGCTGATGTGATTCTTGTACCCTCGATTTCAATACAGCCACGCAATCTTGACATTTTACTGAAAAAGTCATCATTTGCAGCATCAACAACACTATGCATATCATTCAGCATATATTTCAGTTCGTCACGCTCGTCTGTCAAATGTCTATTTTCTTCTTTCAGCTTTGCAACTTCTGCTTCAAGAACTTCATAACTGTTTTTATTCTTCATTATTTTCACCTTCCTCTTTTACTTCATCGGTTGTTTCTTCCGACTTCACCTGATCATTGAATCTGTCAAGTTTTCCGACTTCAAGAAACTGTGCTGACCAAAAATCTGCAAAGTGAACGATCACCTGTAAGGGTTCTTCATGACCTTTCAGATCATACGCAAGACTACCATAAGCACCATCATGATAGAAAATAGCGTGTTCTTCTTCCTCTGTCAGATCAATATAACGTGCTGCCAGTTCAACAGACCTTAAAGGGTGGTCAATGTGGCACAAATCAGAACTGATCTTGTACGGTTTACTTTCTGATCTCTTATACTTCTGTTCAGGATTTTTCTTTGTTGGTCTGCCATCCTGCACCATGTTTTCAACATAATAAGGACTTCCGTAACGTCCACATTTACCAAGGTCATGTAACGCTGATGCAATGATTACGCTGTTATGAATCTTGTTGTATGCTGCACTTCCAAGCAATGTAAGACCAATCTTTTCAGCGTACTGCATAACACTTACTGTATGCTCTAACAGTCCACCATCTTTACAGCAATGGTTTCCACCGGATGCAGGGGCGTCATAAAAACCAAGTTCTTCTATGAAGTCAAGTAAAGTTTCTATACCCTCACGACCTGTTGCCATCAGGCAACCTTTGAAATACTCAATCTGTTCTTCTCTTGTCATTGTTAAATCTCCTTTTCTTCTAACTTTATTTTCCACCGCTTCTGTTCTTCAATATTGGAAAGATACCAAGCGTTAGATTTTGATTTGTGTTCATTGAACCATTTGAACTTTTCAAAGTCCTTTGGGAAAAGTAAAATCCCATATCCACCGGATTCTCTTATTTTCCTTAAGTGATAAAGCTGTATCAGTGACGGTTCACCGTTGTCTGCCTTGACTTCAATACCAAGAAAACAAACGACTGAACTTACCAGTAAATCAGGAATACCGCTTTTTGTGTAAGCTGCACCACCCCAGTATTTGAGCCACCAACAACCGTATTCATCTAAGTATTTTTTAACCCGGTTTTCAAAATTCTTTTCTGCTGCCACATTAACCACCTAATTTCAGTATCATAAGTCCAATCATTTAATCACCTAAACAAATCATTCCCGGTATCATTAAAATCACACCTATTACAATTTCTTTCATGTGAGCTGTCACCGGTTCATATATATGCATTTCAACAGCATAATCAGATGCACCGACCGCACCAACAATTAAGAAAAATCCAATAATTGCCATAATTCCGAATACCTTATCAAGTATTGAACAATTCATCAGTTAGTTCCTTTCCTTCCTGCAATGCTGCAAGATTCCTTTCTTCAAAACTTCCCTTTACCAGTAGGTAATAGTAGAAACATGGTCTGTTCTGACCGATTCTGTGTATACGTTTCTTTGATTGTTCCCAAAGATCACAAGACCCTTTTCCGAGGGGCAGTGTAAAATACACAATCTTATTTGCTTTCTGATAGTTACCACCCATTGCCCCTGCTTGGTACTGAACAAATGTGACACTGTTATCTACACATTCATATGCATACATTGAACGTCCTGAACCATTTACAAAACTGACTTCCCTGTTGAGTGATTCACATATTTTTCTAAGTCTTGTCAGTTCTTCATTGAAGTTATAAAACACAATCAACCGATCTTCAGTTGATTCCAGTAAGTCCCTGAATGCTTCCAGTTTTTCCTTATGCCATTGACCGCACAGTTGTCTGCAATATAATGTTTTAGTCAGGCTATTATCACCGATCAACTCAACCCTTGGTGTCACATCTTCACCTTCAAAATCTGAATCATCTTTGAATCTGACTAAGTTCCTTGTATCAAGTTCCAAGTAATTGTGTTTGATGAAAAACTTATATTCATTTGTGATCTTCAAGAAAATTTTCTGTTCAGTCTGTTCAGGCAGTTCAATCACTTCTTCTGTTTTCATAAACACCGCACCAAACTGTGTAAGTCTTTTCTTCAAATGCTCAACGTGCTTATATCCTGTGATTACTTCTTTCTTGTATCCATCACCATTTTCAATCCATTCTGTCTGAACATAGGAAGCATAAAAGGCTTTCTTGTTAATATCCCAACCTAACAACTTAAGCTGTGACCACAACCGTTCATACTTTCCCGCTGTTGGTGTACCTGACAGCAAGATCACGCTTTCCGGTTGTAACTTCAATATGAATTTTGACCGTTTAGCGTTTTCATTGCATATAAGGCTTGATTCATCAAGTAACAATGTAAAGTCGGTTATATGGGCTATATACTTACGTCTGAATACCAAATCATAATTGATTACACCGACAATCTGAATGTTCTGATCATACAGGTCTTTGGTTTCAACCAGTGTACGGAAGTTCACACCTTCACTTTTCTTGGTCAAGTCCATAACCCTGTATTCAGGGTAATACGTTTTCATGTGATCAACCCAATCATCAATTTTTGATTTTTGGCATACAATCAAATTTACAGTATTGTTCAGCAAATACATTTTTTCAGCACCTACAAAAGTTTTACCAAGTCCCATATCTAAATAATAAGCACACCTGTTTTTATCATCAGTCAGGTTCAGCACTTCTTCCTGATGGGGCATGAATTGAAGATCATTCATTATTCATCAGCATCCTTTGGTGCTTCACCTGAAAGGTCAATCTGTAATCTTGCGACCTCAACTGCTGCTCTGTAAACTAATGCATACTTAGAATCACCATGTGTTTGTGTGACCTTTTCAAGAAATTTATCAATCTTACCAAGGAAGCAACCACACTTGACAGTAATTTCATTGTCTTTATCTCTAAAGAATGTTGTGAAATCGTCCCGGCTACCAATAGCACCGATCACTAACACATGACTTGCAGAAAAGACCTTGGCATTGCCCCAAACCTTGGCATTGCCCCAAACCTTGGCATTGCCCCAAACCTCGGCATTGCCCCAAACCTCGGCATCACCGCAAACCTTGGCATCACCGCAAACCTTGGCATTGCCCCAAACCTTGGCATTGCCCCAAACCTCGGCATCACCGCAAACCTTGGCATCACCGCAAACCTTG